ATACTTTTGATAAGTGATCATTAACATGATCGTATTTGATATGCCTAAATGGCAAAGTCATACTGAATAAATTATCATAGCCATCTACAATCTTAGGATAGTTAGATTTGATTGTCTCGTAGAATTCTCTTGACTTATGTGTTTTATTAGGATCGACTATCATACTGTCTATTGATAATGTTGATGGTCTACAGTATATAACTTTCTGTCTGATAATCTTCATTAGCTTTAGCATTTTATGTTCTGGTGCTAATGGTTCTCTGCTTAATGCCTTTGAATAAACCATTTCACTTATCCAAGGTACTCGATCAATAACATTAACGGCTGATCCCTTAGATAATGTTATTAGGTAATCTACCCTTTTATGAAATTCCTTTGAGGTATACATTTTACCTCCGGTGTGAATTCGATTGCCATCAAATCTCTTAGCAATCTTTTTAGCTAAGGTTGTTTTGCCAGATCCGTCTGGTCCTTCTAATATAATAATCAACTAATTAATCTCCTAAGTGTGTATAAATCATTTTTAAAACAATGCAATGATGTTGATGAAAAGTGTATATATCCAGGCTTAGCATCTAGTCCAGCCTTCTCGATTAGCCATAGTGTTAATGCGTTTGCAAAGAATAAATCGTTATGAAGATGTCTTACAACATCACAGCTTCTCATATGATATGAACAGTGTAACTCCTTACCTCTTAACATAAAATGCCAGCCGAATGTACATGGAACTCTTTCTCCTTGTACTGCAGCCTGAATATCCTCCGGGAACCAAATAGGAATATAACATTGCCTAGTGGTTGGTTCTTTCTTAAGTAATTCAACTGCTGTATTTAAATCACCGATGTCATATCTAATACCTTTGTGCAAGCCCTTCGACCAGATTCTTTCAGGATATGTATGAGAAAATATCTCATCTACTAAGTAATCCTCAGTTCCAGTATTCCATCTAACATGTGATGGTGGTGGATTGTGTGGGATCTCTGAAACCCTTTCGCCAAAATGCTCATCAGCCCAAGGCTGTGAAGCATTAGTAAGCTCGGATGCTTTCTCCATACTATCTGCCATAGGACACACTAGGTCTCCGTGTAAGATTTCCCAGAATACAGGGGGCTCTTCAGTGCCTTGCCAGCTATCAGTCTTAATCTCATAGCCATTTCGAAATAGATCCTGGCGAAGAAACCAAAGTCCTTCTTTTAAATCTCTACCGTTGTTTCTCTTCATATTCATTTCCTTCGTTTAGTTCATATTCATTAAAGAATGATATGTCCCCGGTCTTCTTATCGTGTTGATAGAGATAGACAATAGATGGTATATTAAAACCGTATACCCCTATTTTATATTCCAGATCCGCTAGGATAGATTCCCAGTGAGTTTTAGTATAGTCACTTACCTTAACTTCAATGGCCTCTCCATCGGGTCTCTTGACATCATAATAATTTCTTGTATCATCCTGATAACCACACTTATCAATTAAGAATAGTTCAGCGGACTGACCTTTCATACACATTGCAATAACCTGTTGGAAAGATCTATTTCGCCTAGCTGATTTATTCTTAAAGATAGGCGTGGCCTCGACCATAGCCCGAGCCTTTAGCCTTAAAGGATCTATGTCCTTAACATTGAATGTATCAGTGTAATTCATATTAGGCAGCTGCCATATCGAATGAGACTAAGAATCGGCCAGCCTGACGGCCATAGGTAACTTCAAATTCTCTCTTTAAAGTATAGATAACCGACACAGCAGTTTTCTCAGCAGCTTCTCGAGAAACTAATCCTTCGGCTTTGATAATATCTTTCATATTTAGCGGGGTAAGTTCTTCGTTAACTTCAATTGTTGTATTGGTCTTTCGATCATAAATTTCAATGTTTGAAACATTAGAAGTTAACAGACCAGAGGCGATTGCCTTATCTGTTAGCCTCATCATATAATTTGGCTTTTGTGTTCCTGTTGAAATGAATTCATCTAAGTTTACTTTTACTTTCATGGTTAGCTCCTTTGCTTTTTTATTTTATATGTCTATTATATCATAAAGTATGTCATTTGTAAAGGGTAATCTTAGAAGTTTTTTGAATAAATATATTCGATTGCCCTCTCGGCCTCTACATCAAATGGTCTATTCTTATACCACTCTCCAGTATCTCTATCAATCTCACGGCACAGTGTTACTATCTCACTAGATGTAATTGGATATTTCCTTCTGATTGCATTGCCTGCAATGTTAACCATAATACCAAACATCTTAGAATACCAGCCGGTCTCAGATATAGTTCCATAGTCTTTTAATATCTTTTGATTAACAAACGGGCAATCCTTATATGTATTCCAAGTAATGCCAGTATTAGTTAATGTAGATTTTCTATGAGCTATAATCTGATTTCTAATCGATTCCGGTAGATTATCAAGGAAAGAAGCCCCAGTCTTTTCAACATATTTATATTTACCTATCAACTCATTAGGATCCATTATCTTTCCATTGTTGGTAAAGATAAAGTTATTAGCACCATGATAGTTACCAGGAATATAATACATCCTAGACAGATCCTTTGTTTGTGGATCTCCAATATCATCAAGTTCTTTATTAAGTGCAAACCAGAAGTGTTTAATCTTATTCCCCGGGACGCTTTCTTTCAATGGGAATACCATTCGGAATTTAGGGTTCTCTAAGGATGACGAGGCTGTGCTATAACAGACGAAGTAGAAGTCGCCGTATAATTTAGCAAGTTCTTCTTTTAAGTCCCCTTTAAAGTCATGGTCATCAACGTCTACCGCAGCCCACCCAGACCATTCTATTACATTAGCATTAGCCCTTGTGCATCCCTCAACATAACTAGCAGGTGATATTAAAGTAGCAGCTCTCTTATCCTTCAATGGTTCCTTAGACAATTTATATAATAACATTTCAAACTCTCTGAAGTTATCCCAAGACATTTTCTTGGTTGTCTTATTATCATATATTGATTTAAAGATTGTGAAAGATACTGCCATATTAAATGTAGTTCACGTAAATGAATTTACCATGATTACCTAAGTGATCCGGAGCTACCCAGTCAGCAGGCTTCATTAAATCTGGTAAGCCTAATGGATTAGGACGGCCTTCTTTAATACCAATTTTCTTAGACATATTAGCCTTAAGGATTTTATCCCAGGCTTCATTAGCATCTACTTCTAATAGATCTAAGGTACCAATAGCAAATACACATATATCAATCAATGCATCTACCATCTCTTCAGCATCTGAACTCTCCAGAGCTTCTTTAAATTCATCAACCTCTTCTTGTATACAAGAGGATCTAAACTTAACAAAATCAGTTAACATACTTGTACTAAATCCATCTACTGCTTCTGTTATCCCATAGTGTTTATGCATTTCCTGCATATCTTGTGCCCAATTAGATGACATGTCCTTCCTCCCTGATTCTAGCTTTCCAGCCACCACCTCGGCGCTGTTCTTTTAATTGTAAACGTACCCACTTAAGAGTATCTTCCTTATCCCAACTTTCAATGTTAGGATTTATTGATAGAGAGCCGATTAGCATATCTATCTGTTGTTCTGTTAAATTATCTAGCGTCATATTTTTTTCCTATATTACATATTATATCATATTTCATTTCATTTGTAAAGGCTTAAACGAAGAAATCTTCCAAAGAATATTCTTCTTCTGCTGTCCATCCAATTGCCTTAAGAATTGAATCAACAGGATCCAGAAATGTTTTCTGGAATTGTAAATTAAAATCAATGAATTCGTGAAGCTTTAATTCATTAGGTAATATATCCGGGAATGCTATTACATTTTCTTTTACTGAGTTTGGAACTTTGAGATATAGGAATTTAACTTTATCTCCAGAACCAATTGAATCATATTTCTTATCCAATCCCCTAGTTCGAATTGCATTATTATAAACTAATGCCCCACGAACATGGATCGGTGTACCCTTATTATATATTTTCTTAGGGTCATCACTCCACTTCTCCATATTATTACATCCCCTTGGAAATGCTATATTCATGGGCTCCATCTTAATAAATTCATTACGGAAGTCCGATATATATTTCTGAGCTTCTTTTTCTGTGCCGGTAATGAGAACTTGGAATACCTCTTTAAACTTATCACGAACCACCATAGGAGTCGAAGATTTCACAGCATCCACTCCCATAATCTTAAGCTTAGGTATTTTTAATCTAACACCCTCATCATCCAATACATTTAATATATATCTTTTCTTAGCCATCCAAATACCACGATCAGCAATTACTTCTCGAGCCATAACCAATCTCAATTCATATCCATTCATATCATTAAACATATCTCTATGTGCACTTTCTAGTACTGGAACGAAATGATTTTCACACGCCTGGTCAAGGAATTCAATTGTATTTACCGGATTAAACTTATTAACAAACTCAGTCATAGAAACATATAAAGAGTCAGTATCAATTGCTACAACGTAGTCCCCTCCTTCTTTTCCCAGAGCCTTATTCATTGCCTCATTTATTGCCTTCTCTCCCCATTTAATAGCTAGCTGGCCAGACAGAGTAATACTCTCGGCAATTCTAACATCAAAATATCTAAAGTACTTATTGGCCATTGCTCCATACAATGCATTCAATAGATTTTTAAGTGACATCTGTTTATTCTTTAGAACATCAATTTTCTTTTCGATAAAGTATCTATCACCCTCTTCGGTATCCTGAAGTATCTTTTGTTGTTCAAGCATTTCCAGTTTAACAGCTCGCCTCTCATCATAATAACTACGAATGATTTCTGGAATAAGACCTAGCTCATCTTTTTTAAAGTATGTTCCATTAGCTGTTACAGCATATTCGGTATGACTAGGCTTAACAGATCTTGCCAATAGATTCTCGACATTGAAGTGAGGCTCTGATTTATCATTAACGATTGTCTCCGGACTCATATTGTATTGAACAATAAGATTTGGATAGAGTGAGTTAACATCGAAAGAACATACCCAATCATGCATTCCAACTTGTGGATCTTTAACATAGCCCCCCGGATAATCCAGCTTTGGAACATCTGGTCTAATAGGTGGGACTTCGTTCCTAGGTAATAGTCTACGATAGATGATCGAATCCCATACACCTACTGTACCGAATGTCTCAGAATAATTGATGCCAGCTTTATATGCGGTTAACATAGCCAGTGATATTAGTCCTAGCTTATCTTCCAGTCGTGCAATCAATTCGGTATCTTTGATATTATATTCAATGAATAACTGATGATTATCCCTTGCAAGATTTACTAGATTACCGTATTCCTCATAGGATATTTTCCTATCACCAAGGACAATGAATGCGATATGATCTAACTTATATGATTCCTGATTTCCATATGCCCTAGCAAACTTTTTAAATAAGTCCATGTAGTCTAGGGTTTGTATGCCTAGTAATTCATATGATGTCTTATCCCGACCCATAACATTAATGGTCTTTTCCCTAATCGATTTCCAAGGGGATAACTTCTTGGCATATTTTTCACCCATAACTTTTGTTATACGATTAACAAGATATGGTATATCAAAGAACTTAACATTCCAGCCAGTAACAACATCCGGAGAATGTTCTGGAGAATCCCAGTGTCTTAGAAATTTAGTTATTAGATCTCGCTCATCACTGCATTCGAAATAATGAACATCTAACTTTGATTTCATCGGATCATATTTATCCAGCCCCCATGTATAATATGATGGATCCTTTGAATTTTTAATTGTGATTGCATTGATAATGGCATAGCATCTTTCTGGATATGGAAACCCATCATATGCATCAACCTCAATATCAATCGACGTGACATTAACTGCATCGCGATCGTATTCTAATTCACCGGGATATTCTTCCCCGATAAACTGAGAAACGTAGTTTGTCATACCATATACATTAAACCCTTTGGCATTCTGATATTGATCAATAAACATTCTGGCTTCTTTCATATTGCCAGGTTTTATTGGGCTCAATTTAATAGGATTATCCGGTGAGAATAATGTATGCGATCCATTTTTATCTGGTACGAAAAGAGTTGGGCGGAAAGGTACCTTCACAGCTACCCTCTTTCCATTATCATACCCCCTGTAGGCTATGTAGTTGCCTAATCTGTTTACACTTGTATAGAATTTCATATGTCTATTATATCATAATATGGGACAAATGTAAAGGGTTTTTATATAATAATTTTCTGTTTAGGTACCTCAATACTCCTATTACCTACCATACCATTATACTTTTCAATTAACCCAGGTTCAGGCTGTACAATAAACATAATGTGTTCTACCTTGATCGGCAGTTTTTTAATATCACAGTAACTCATATATGGCATGAATCCAATCTTGCCGTCGCCATTCGGAATTAATTGTACAGGATCTGTAACAGTAATTTGTGTTGGGGTATCTTCTTTAATTTTGCAAAGGATTTCTTCGCCGGTTGTTAATCTAACTAATTTAATAATCATAGTTTCTCCATAGTCTAATCGGGGCCGAAGCCCCTGTTGTTATTCAGTCAATAATTGTTTTTGTTCCTCTCGAACTATTCTAATCTGACGCGGCTTATCTTCCTCAGGTATAATATTCGTCAATCCAATTTGTAATACACCTTTGTTAATTTCAGCATCTTCAACTTCAATCGTATCAGCTAAAGTAAAAGTTCTAGTAAAGTTTCTACCAGAAATACCTTTATGTAAGTAATTGACATCAGCTGCGTCAACTTCCGATGTTCCGGATACAGTCAATTGTCCTTTAAGTAGTTCGATAGATATATCAGTATCTCTGAATCCAGCCACTGCAATTTCAATCAAGTAATGATCGTCATCGAGTTTTACCACATTATATGGTGGGTACGATTGGGTGTTGTTAGGTTGTTGAATCGCATCGAATAATGCGTCGAATCCAAAGAATAGGTCCCTTGGAATACCATTTGTGTTATATGTCATAACATCCTCCTATTAAGCAAGGTTTAAATTATAGTGCAACTCTTGTTACACTTCTCGTTGTAAGACCCGAAGCATCTTACGTTTTATTTATACAATTCCAAAGTCATAGGTACCAAAAGCCCAATGCTTTTCTTTACACCACCAGCATTTTTTGCATGGTAGGTTAGAGCCATCAGCTAATGATGGATCGACGCATGATTCAGTTAATAAGTACATATCCATAGTATTAGATTTATAATACATCTCGGCTAACACCGACTTATCAATCAACCTAAATGGTTGAATAGGCATTATTGCACTTGCTGTATCCCTTGACAATTCCTTAATATCAATTGAGTCTCGATCTACCATTCTAGAATCCATCATGTCTAACTCAGCCATAGTATCAATTGGCGGGTTAGCGGTTTTACCATTATAAACAGTATAAGCCTTATATTTCTTTACAAACTGGGCAATAGCATATCTAACTAATACTAGTTTATAGTCTAGCACTATTTTGCCCGGACACACATTGTACTGTAATACCCCTTTTGATTTAAAATATTCTATTGAATATTCTATAGAATTTGTTTTAAGTAAATTTAAGCATTCTTGAGAGGAATAAGTAAAGGTGTCATGAGTTATATTAACCTCAGGGAACTTCTTTCTGATATACGTTATTATCTTTTTTGCCGCTATATTGTTTTTCTTCACTCCGCCTCTTTTGTTATTAAATGGTAGCAAGCTTAATGTGTTATCGTCGTTAATTATAATTTGATTAGGATCAGCCGAGCTGCCTATGCCGGTTATGCAATGGATAGTTAGCTCGGTTAAGTTGCTATTATCACACATTTCATGCAGCATCATTGCCGAGTCCG